ATCTCCTGCTTCTGGGCCAACAGATCCGCGTTGCCGGGGTCCATTTTCAGCAGGCGATTGACCTGGCCCAGTTCACTGGACAGGTCCCGACTCTTTTTATTCACACTTTCCAGGGCCTGGCCCAGCTTCGTGGTATCGCCCCCGATTTCTACCGTCAGGCCTTTGATTGTGCTGGCCATTTATGCATCCCCCTTTCTCCCAAATTTCTCGCGCAGTTTGCCCCTGTCAGGCTCCGTCTGTTCCATCCGCCAGGCGTTGTCCAGGTACTCCTGGCCAGCCTCCGTGCGGCTCAGCCAGTAGATATAGGCGTCCCGGCGCCAGATGAGGTACTGGAGATAGTCCAGTTCACCCACCGCCAGGAAGTCCAGGCCCGTATAGTCGGAGACCAGATGCCGAAGCCAGGATGCGAGCGTATATTGATGCCCTCCCGTGCTATCCCACGCGCCAGGATAGTACGGGAGAGTCAGTTTTTTGCTTTTGTAATCTCGTCAATGAAGTCGACATAGGCCCCGAAGAAGATGAGCAGAGACTCCAGATTCATGTGGTATTTTCCACTCAGTTCCTCCGGCGTTACCGTGATAAAGCTGCGGTTACAGTTGATGAGTCGTGCTGCCAGGTCATACGGCGCCCGGCTATCCATCTTGTCGGGATTTTTGATAATCTTATTCAGCTGCGGCGCAAGCTGGCGCAGTTCCTCCACCAGGCTCTCGGTGGGTGTACTCACGTCGATGCGAGTCCGCTCATCGTCCTGCATAATCAGCTGCAGCACCGGACGCTCGACGGTGTTCAGGTCAAGGATTTTTGGCATGGTGATTCCTCCTAATAAAAGGGCAGCGAGGCCAGGAAGGCCCCGCTGCCTCTATTTGTTTGTCTGGTTACGCGGTCGGGATCTCCTCAATGAATTCCACAAGGGTGCCGTCCTCGTCGTGCGGCATCGCCTTGAACTCAGGCTCCACTACAGTGCCCTCGTCCGCAGCGAAGGTCAGAGTGACGCCTGCGGTGTTTCTACCCTTGACCATGACCCAGACGTTTCCGTCTACCGGGTCCTTGTGCATGAAGCAGATGGCGTAGTACTTGCCCTGGGCGTTGCCCGCGCCACCGATTTTCGTGGTGCGCTTTCCAGCAGCTTCCGTGGAAGTGCAGCGGTCCACCAGCTTCTGCAGGGTAGCACCGTTCCAGGTCAGCAACCCGCAGCGCAGGATCGCCTCCTCGCTGGTGGTGATGATTTTGGAGACATAGCCCAGGTCGTCCTTCTCCTCGTAAGTCTCCTCCGTATACTCCAGAGCAGCCCCGCCTTTGATATACCCCAGCAGATTCTCCGGTACGCAGAGTGTGTCCACCGTAGGCATGGTGTCGGCGAAGGCTTCCAGATAAATCTCGCCGGAGCCCAGGGTGATCACGCTTTTATCTCGTTTGGCCATACATTACATCCCCCTTTTTTCGTAGTATGTAAATTCATAAATGACTTGGTACTGCTGTTCCGTCTGCAGCCAGTACCGGTCCTGTTTGGTCCATTGCAGGCCCGCCTCCGTGATTGCCGCCTCCAGTGCGGCCTCCGCCGCGTCGTTTGGCCCGGTCGTGTATAATTCCACGGTGATGTTGTGGACGTAGATCCGTGGTCTGCCATCCGGGCCGTCTGTTGTGACATCGTCCAGGTAGACGACATAGGCTTCGGGCTGCTTGCCCATAAAGCGCCCCCGGCGATAGGGAAGGCCGGAGGCGGTCAGAATATCAGTTACCATTTCTCAGCGCCTCCTCGACTTTCTTCTCATAGTCCGGCAGCACTTCTTTCAGTGCATTGCTCAGGAACGGGTCCGCCTTCGTCCGGTCACCGTTTCGGGTGGCGTGTCCCTTGACCAGCAGGTGGGTCAAGCGGTGGTCCGGCGCCTTCACATACCAGACATAGGTGGAGCCGTTTCGACTCTTTTTCAGCAGCTTGCCGGCAATCTTTTTCTTGAAGCTGCCGCGGGCACCTACCGGCGCTGTAGCGCGGGTGCGTTTCACCAGAGCCTTGACCGCTTCGTTGCTGGCTTCGTCAATGGACTCGTTGATTTCCTGGTGGTACAGCGTCAGAGTCTGCTCAATGACTTCGTCAAGGTCCTTGATTTGGACCGTGTATGTCTTAGCCATAGGCTTCACCCGTCAGTCGGACGGTCAGATGCTGCTCCATATAGTCATCGTAGTCCGTGATGTTGAAGGCCTGGCCGCGGTAGACGATGCGATGGTTTTGCACATCCCAGCGCAGCGCCTCCAGGGCCTGGCACCAGCGCAGGTCGAAGGTCAAGCGCGGGTGGTATTGCTCACGCCCGGCATTGAACGATTCACCGCCCCCGGCACGATTGACCTGGATGGCGTGCAGCCTCAGAAGGTCCGTCCAGGCCTCCGTTTCCGGGTCCATGTGCTGGATGGTCACGGGGAGATAGCTCATGTTTCAGCCGCCTCCTTTGCCCGCGCCAGTTCCAGCCGGAGCTGCAGCTCCATGTCAGAGACCAGGCGCCGGGTGGCGCCCGTCACCTTCGCGGCCATTCCGCGCTGGCTGTATAGGTCCTCCATGTAGATCAGCACCAGTTCCCGGATACGGGAGTCGCCCGGCAGATAGGTCCCGGCATCTGCGCCCACGGAACCGGCCAGGATCTGTTCTGCTGTACTGAGGCAGCGGGTGATGTTGGCGTCGGTCACCGTGTCAGGGTAGTCGATCCCCAGGTAGGTCCGGGCCTCTTCTAATGTGGGCATAGGCCCACCTCCTCATCGGTTCATGATCGCGGTGACGATGTCCGCTTTCAGGTTGTTCATGGTTAAGCCCTCGACGCCCAGATCCTCAGCGAGGGCAAGCAGTTCCGCCTTAGTCATGGCGTTTAGCTCACCCTCGCTGTAGGTCTCGTCGCTGTTATCAGCGGAGAGGGCCATTACCCCGCCGTGGCAGCGGTGTCGATGTAGCCGTTGACGTAGGATTCACTATCCATGGCAGTGTAGTCGTCGCGCAGGATAGCGCGGAGCAGGGTCATATTCATGGCGAAGGCGTTGAAGCCGCCGATGGATGCGACGTCGGAGGCCTTGATGCTCATGCTCTGGCGGTCCCACTTGCGGATGCCGGCCTTCAGGTCACCCACGATAAACGGCACCTGAGTGCCAGTGGAAGGCAGGATCTTATTCGGCAGTACCTTAATCGGCACGACTACCGTACCGCAGCGCAGCTGCAGGCGAGCGGAATCAGTCGGGTCAGGATTCAGCATCGGGCGTCCGTTCTGATCCACCAGGGTATCCAGGTAGTTCAGGCCGTCGTCGTTGGTGATGATCTTCGCGCCGCCCTTATAGGCCTGGCCGAGGGTCACGTTGACCACCTTCTTAATGCCGTTGATGTCCGTCAGGTTCTGCTTTTCCTTGGCGTTGATGATCTCCAGGATCTTGGCGTTGGAGGTTGCCACATTGGCACGGCCCAGCCAGTCGGAGACGATGCCCAGGATGTTGGCGTCGGAGTCGGCAATCAGGTCATTGGATACCGGCATAAAGCCTGCACGGTCCTGGATGGAATAGGTCACGCGCTCGAATTTCGGCGCAGCAATCTCGTTGGTGATTGCGCCATTCTCGTCCAGGTCAGCGAAGACGTCGGCATCGCCGCGCTTCTGATAAGTGCGGGCGCCCTTGTTGGTGCTAACATTGACCACGTCGATGTCAGTCAGCAGGGAGTAGTTGACCTCCGCCCACTTGTTGATGGCAGTCTGCACATCCTCCGGAACGGTGTACCCGCCGTCCTCATCCACGCCTTCCACCAGGCCCTTGCCCTGGATAATGGAGCGGACCGCCTTGCAGAACAGGGCCACGTCGGATTCCTTCTCCTTCACCTGGACCTTGTCCTGGATCTCCTGGTCGCTGGGAATCGACTCGGCTTTTTCCGCTTCGTATACACGCTTGGCGGTTTCGTATTCCTTCTGGAGTGCATCCACCTCGTCCATGAGGCTGTTGGCCTTTTCCACGTCTTTGGTTTCTCCGTCCATGAAGCCTTTCGCTTCGGCGGTTTTCGCCTGGATCTTGGCCAGGATTTCACGCATTTTTTTGTTCATAGTCATATCCTCCTTTAATATTCAGCATGAAAAAAGGACGTCGCGCTTTCGATCCTTGCGGAAAGAATACGCTCGTCCGTTTTTTTGGTATCGGGTTCTTCCAGTACTTCGGCCACCGGCTTGGTGAAGCCGATGCTCTTATGGGTGCCAGCGCGGGGCTGGGCGGGTACTGCCACGAAGGACAGCTCGAAGGCCTCCTTCGCACCACTCAGCAGCATCTTGCAGCGGCGCTTGCTGGACTTGCCGGTGCTGTCCGCCACATCGTACTCTCGACCTGGCCAGTGCCGGCAGTAGTCCTTCATGTTATCCACGCCGCAGATGTTACAGAGCATCTTCTCCGGGACAGTGGAGGTGGAAACCTCCTTCTTAATGCCCCCGACGATTTCGGCGATCAGGTCCTTATTGGAGTCGGTCTTAACCATGTAGATTTTTGTTACCAGCTCCGTGTGGAGTTCGCCCAGGTCCGTCTGCTTGTTGGCATCCTGGACCAGCTCGGTGTCATAGATGCGGGCGATTTGACTGTAGGCCGCCCGATTATGGTCCATGAGTACCGTCTTGCCGGGGTACAGCTTGCGCAGATCCTGCAGCGCCTTCAGATTAAAAGGCATATGGTTCCGGTCGTCCTGCTCATTGTCGGCGACGGATGCCTTGAAAATGAAGACGTCGTCTGCCGACACCGGGCTCAGAGTGTACTTGTTGATCTTCTTCAGGTCCGCGTCCGTACACTCCAGAGGGGATACGCCGGCGACCTTACAGACTACGCCGGGAGTAGCCTCCGGGTCGTTATAGTCCTCTAGCAGCTGCTTTTCCTTATCCATTCTCTTCTCCTCCTTCCTCTGTGGTCTCTTCTGGAGCATCCTGGTCGGGTGTCTCAGCCGGTTCTTCCTTTTCATATTGGATACCGGCCAGGTCGACCGGGATGCTCGCGCCATTGCCCAGCAGCTTGTCGCCGCCGTCTTTCGCCTCCAGGTCCAGCATGGCCCGTGCCTCGTTCGGCGTGTAGATAAAGTTACTCACGCCAGTGGACAGGGTATTGATCTGGGTGGCCAGGTCGGCCCGGAGGATCACTGCCACGTTGAACTTGAAGTGGTAGCCCTGGTCCACTTCTTCCGCGGACAGCAGCTTGTAGGTCAATTCCTCCTCGTACTGCTTGATGATGTAGAGGAGGGTATCCACATAGAAGCTCAGCTGCTGCGCCTCGGCGCTGGCGTAGCTGGACTTGGTCAGGTCATTGTACTGGTAGGGCTTGATACCGAAGGCGGCGGCAATCTGGCCGCTGGTATACTGTTTCACCTCAATGAACTGGTTGTCCGCCAGCTTCACATTCAGCGGAGTGAGGGAGAAGCCCAGCGGAATCGGGATGATATTCTCCACACCTTTGTCCGCCAGGCCGCCCTTAGCGTAGCTCTCGATGTTCTGCACCAGGGTCTGCACGTTGGCCTCGTTCAGATTCCCGGTGTAGTTCAGCACCGCCTTGGCCGTGAAGCCGGACTCATACATCCGATTTAGCATTTTCTGGGACTTTACAGCCCCGCCGATGGTACTCCGCAGCTGGTCCTGGACGGAGATGCCCACCAGGCCGTCGAAACTGTTGGAGCTTTTGAAGTGCAGGATCTCCTCCGAGCCGAATTTATACAGCTTTCCACCGGCGGAGTACAGGTAGTAGATGTCCGGCTGGTCTGCCAGGGCCTTGGCATCGTCGTACCAGACCTCCACCTGGGCGGAGGGGAGGATCCACAGCTTCATATGCTTGCCGGCCCCTTGAATCCACACATAGGCGTTGCCCCAGTGGTTTCGGTTATATTCCACCGTGGACCAGAAGGAGGTGGCGGTCATGTACGGATTCGGCCTGTCATGCAGCAGCTTGTACAGGTCATGGCCCCGCATGTTCGTCACGCCATTCTTGTCGTTATAGCGCAGCAGTTTCAGCGGCATCTTGCCGATGGCCTCGGACAGGATCTTCAGGCAGGCGAAGTAGGTGGCCTCCGCCAGGACCTTCTCGTCGGTGTTCGGGTCGATGCCCAGGAACTTGTACAGCT